CGCGTCGCCGTTGCGGAGCCGCTTCTCCATCTCCGCGACGGTGATGCCCCACGCCTTCGCTTTCTCCGCGATCATCGCTTCGAAAATTCCGGCAAATCCCTGCGACGCTTCGGGAATCGTGTGCGACGGGTGCTTCATCCCGTAGAGCTGTCCGGTTTTCTTGATCGTGTCGCCGATGCCTTCCCAGACGTAGGCGCTGAAGCGCCCGAGCGGCATGTTGTGGCGCTTCGCGCCGGTTCGCACCGCGTTCTCGATGAGCGCGTAGGGGCTCACGCTCTTGCTGCCCATCGTGCCCGGCACTTTGTCCTTCGTGGCGTCCACGTAGATGCCACGCGGCCAGTCCTCAGCGAGCTTCGCGTAGCGCCGGTCATACACCCCGACGTCGTGGCCCGTGAGCGCGTGGAACATGTCGTTGACTTTGTCTTTTTGCAGCCCGGCGTAATCGCCAGCGGCGGCGCGCTGCAGATTCGGCCCGCGCGTGGTCTCCATCGGCATTCGCGTGCCGGGCGCGTTGAAATCGCCGGGCGTCATCGCGCCCATCGACGTTTTCAGGTGACCGACGGCCGTCTCGGGAATGCGGAAACCTTCCTGCAGAATCGGCTCGTTCTTGATCAGCCGCCGCAAATACTCTGAGGCGGCGCGGAGGTTATGCACGGGCGCGCTGGCGGGCGAGGTTGAGGCGAGCATCGCGGCGAGCGGCGCGACGCGCTCCTTACCGTAGACGCGTTCGAGGGGCCCGCCGTAGAGGTTCCACCACTCTTTGCCGTTCATCACCGGCACGCCCTTCTGATACATCTCATCAAGGCGCTGCTGAAATTCGGGGCTGTTCAAAAATTCCGCGAGGTTGCCGACGGGGACGTTCTCCGCGTCCGCGAGGTTGAACCCGGCGATCTGTGGCATCTCCCACTTGCCGTCCTTCCGCACCGCGCTGCCCTTCGGCTGCGACTGCTGCACCGCGTTCATCACGGCCTGACGCGGCGTCTCGTGTTTTTGCGCGACGTCGAGATAGACGATCTTCTTTCCGCTCGCGTCGGTGTCAATCCAGGTGCCGAGCGCCAGATCAGGATGCTGCGCGAACGTGTCGGCGTGTTGTTCGAGATACGCCTTCACGTCCTTCGGCGTGAAATCGGCCAGCGGAATCGCTTTCGTGTTGCCGCTCTGGTTGCTGTATTTCCCCATCATCACGCCCGTGTTGCCCTCGAAGGGCAGCTCGACGCGGCCACTGAGCGGATACGTCGTCGTGCCGGGGAGCACGAGCGTGCGGTCGTGGATGTCGGTGGCGAGCTTGTCGAAGGCCGACGCCATGCTGCGATTCGCGCCGGTCAGCGTGACCTCCGGCGTGTGCGTCGCGAGCGCTTTTGCCATTTCCGGGTAGCGGCCCGCGAGGGTCGCGAGCGCTTTCTCGACTGTCGGCGCGGCCTTCGCGGCCTCGACAGCGGCCCGCAGTTTGTTCACGCCGCCCGGTATCGCCATCGCGCCCATCACCCCGAGCTTGCCGAGGTCACTCACTGCGCCCTCGCCGCCGAGGAAGTTGCCGGGGTCGAGCGTGAGATCAGCCATCAGGCCCGAGATCGGATCGACGGTGACTCCGCGCTTCGCCAGCTCTTTAGTCGGCGAGCTGAAGTCCTGCTGCTCGTGCTTCTGGAAGACCGACCCCGGCACTTTTTTGAGCGCCTCCCACGCGGCGAGACCGGCGCGTCCGAGCTGCCCAGGCGCATCGAGCAGTGAGCCGAGCGCCGCAGCGGTCGGTGCCATCGTCGCGCCGCCGAGCGTGCCGACGACGCTCCGCAGGCCGGGAATGACCGGCGGCTGATAGCTCGGTGCGTGCGGATCGGCCTCCAGCCCCGGCGCGGCCTCGCGCAGCGGCAATTGCGCCTGCGCCTGCGCGAGCGAGATTTGTGCGGGCTCGGGGCCACCGACCACCTGCGGGCCCGTGATGTTCAGATGAAACGGATCGGGGTCGCCGCCGGGCTCGCCCAGCATGTGCTTCGCGAGCAGGAGGAGTGGATCACTCGCTGGCACTGCCCGGCTCCGGCCGCGTCGCCGCTGTCGCAGCGGCCTGCGCGGCTTCGTGCGCGCGGTCCATCACGCCTTCCTGCTGTTGCTGCGCGCTGGCGGCTCCGGCCATGCCCACTTCGTGCGCGCGGTCGCCCGCGAGCTGCGCCTGGGCGCTGGCGTCGTTTGCGGCCGCCATCGACAGCTCGTGCGCGCGGTCGCCTCCCAGTTGCGTCTGCGCGCTCGCGTCGTCGGCGGCGGCCAGTCCAGTCTCGTGCGCGCGGTCGGCTTCGGCTTGTGCCTCATCGAACGCGTGCTGCATCCCGAGTGCGATCTGTTCGTTCTGCGCTTCCATCTGCACGACGGCTCCGCGCGCGGCGGCCTGAATTTTCGCGACCGCGATCTGCGTCGCGTCTTTCATCGTCTGCAGTTGCAGGTCCTTGTCGGCCGCGATCTTCGCTTTCTGGATATCGCCCTGCACCTTGACCATGTCGGTCTGCAGCGCCTGCTGCGCTTCCTGCAGTTGCTGCTGCATTTGCTGCATCGCCTGCTGCAGTTGCGCGTTTTTCGCCTGCAGCGTCTGTGGCGACTGCTCGGGCGCGTCCTGGAGCTGCGGCGGCACCATCTTTTCGGCGCGTTCAATCGCTTCCGGCGGGAAATTGTTCGCGCGCAGGAAAAACGGCAGGAAGGCCGGAATCACCTGCGGGTCGGCCTTGAACAGCTCGGTGTATTGCGCGCTCTGCGCTTCGTTCTGCGTCGCGAAACCCTCCCCGACCGTCGCCACGACGCTATACACGCCGCGCGTCAGGTCGTGATACTGCGCCTGGGGCGGGACGGGCATCCCGTCCGGCACCGGCTGCGGGCGGCCCGTCGCCGGATTCGGGACATACGGGTGATTGATCATCACCGGCCGCGTTTTGCCTTCGTGGTTGCGGACACGAATCACGCGGCCGGGTCGGTCGTAGACCTTCGGAATGAGGTCGAGCACGACCATCGCTTCATACGGCAGCGAGATGTCCACGAAGTTGTAGAGGAAATCGCTGCGGCCCGCCTCACCCGCCTGGGCGATGCTGCCGATGGTCTGATGCGCGACGCGCTGCTTCGCGAGCTGCTCGATGCGCGACTGATCGACCGTCGTCGTCGCGTCCTGGATGAAGCCGCCCGCGAGCTGCAGGAGCTGGAGGTCGCCGGAGATGTTCACGCCGCTCGTGTTCTTCTGCGGCGGCGGCACCATCTGCCCTTGCATCATCACCGGCTTGTAGGTGAGCATCGGGAAATTTCGCACCGCGCTCATCTGCCATTCCAGCTCGTGGCCTTCGTCCTGGCCTTCGGCCGCAATCCACGGCGCTTTCGTGTCGAGGCCCACCTTCTCCACGACGTTGCTCGCCGCGACGTCGAACAGCCGCTGGCCGTCTTTTGCCGGGCCGATCACGCCTTGCCACCGGCGCGAGCCATCGTACGGAATCAGCTCGCGGCCGATCACCGGCACGAGCGGAATATATTTGCCGTCCCACTCGGTCTCGGCTTCGAGCGTCTCGATGGCGTTGATCACCGAGTAGAACACCTTGCGGATCTGGCCGGTCTCGGTTTTTTCGACCTTCACGCACCAGTAGCCCGCGACGAGATACGCGCTGCTCTCATCGTCGTCGCCGGTGATCCAGTCGGGCATCTGGTGCGCGAGCGATTCCAGCTCTTCATCCGACATCGTGACGAAATTGCTGTCAGGATACTTCTCGTCGTAGAGCGTTTTCGGAATCCACGCGGCCTCGAACGCGAAGCGCATGTCGCTGAAGTCGGGCTCGGTCGCGAACGGATCGAAATACGCGCAGCTCTGGTCGAGCAGCCGCTTGATCACGATCTTCTGGTCGCCGGGGACCGGGCTGTCGAGGTCGTAGACCTTGTCGATCTTGTAGGCTCCGCGTCCGCACTTGTAGGCCCGTTGATACGCCCAGTTGCGCGCCAGATTCGCGCGGCTCGTCGTCTCGATGTGGCGATACAAATCCTGAATGACGCGCGCGGTTTGCTCGTCGGCATCGTCGGTTTCGGCGTGAATTTGAATGCCCAGGTGCGCCGAGCGCATCTGGTTGTCGAGCATCTGAAACGTCTGATCGAGTTTGGGAATCGAGAGCATCGGGCGCGGCGGCACCGGGACGTTGTTGATGATTTGTCCCTTCCGCGCGTCCTGCCACTCAGACGGCCAGTGGTTCTCGGGAATTTGAAACGCAAGGTCGTCGCGCTCGCGGTCCACTTGGGCCTTGAACGCATCGGCGCAGAGCTGAAAACGCGCGAGCGCCTGCTTGTGGACGTCCGTCTCAGCCATAGAGCGCCACGAGACCGGTCGCGCTGGTGCCCGTCGCGTTGAGGCGTCGCACCGCGAGCGGCAACCACGTTCCGGCGGGCACGGCGAGAAAGTTGACGACGACGCCGTTCTGCATCACGGCCGCGACGTTGCCGACGCCGCCCACCCAGATGGCGCTCGTGAGCTGCGGACGCGGGAGATCGACGCTGTCGGACGGCGTGATCGGATCGAAGATGTTGTAGCTGGTCGTGGGCGCGGTCATGGCGTGAGTCTCCGCTGCGAATGACGTGTGACCAAATGCATCAGTGCCTCGTCCCGAGCTGCACCAAGATGTGCGGGAGATCGCGCCAGCGCTTCACCCACAACGTCGGCTGTGGCTCGTCGTATTCGAAATAGAGTGCCGTGGTCTCCGGGTCTTCCTGCTGCCACCTGCGGCTCAACCGGCGCACGCGAGTGGGTTTGCCACGTAACCACACCGTGCGCTCGGCCCTCATTCCCATTTCCATCGGCCGTCGATGAAGAAGCAGATCACGAGCCCGACGAGCACGCCGATGCCAAACCAGAGCCACGTCATACGCCTGCCCACGACGCGCCCATCGTGAACCCCGGCGCGCGTTTGCGTGTGTAGACGCCGACCGGCTGCGCGAATGTCAACGACAACGCATCGGCATCGTCGGGGGACGCGAGGCCGCGTTTCTGGATCGAATCCTTCGACTCGATGACGAGTTGGTCCTTGTTGTTCAGGTGATAGCCAGGACCGGTGAGGTCGGCTTCGAGGCGCGCATCTTTCGGGATGGCCCCGCGCAAGAGCCAGTCCTTCATGCGCGCCCACTGATACGCGCGCTGGTTGCTCTGATGGAGGTCGGCGCTCGGGCCGCCGAAGTTGATCTCGTGGACGTTCTTGTAGCCCATCGTGTTCAGGCGCTCGACCACCGGTGAGCCGAAGGCCGAATCGACAAACATCGTGTGGACTTTGCGCTCGGGCTGCTCGTCGCGCAGCACTTCGGCGAGCATCGTGATGAGCCGTTGCCGGTCGCGGGTCTCCTGGCCCGACAGCCTGAGGAACGGACGGGCGCGGGCGTCCTGGCCGCGCCGGAACGCACACACGGTCCACGCGGCCCCGCCGCCGCTGACGTCGACTCCGGCAATCAACGGCTCGTCGTGGAGCGGATCGACGTGGCGCTTCTGCGCGGCATAGACGCGCGTGGCATCGATGAACTGGGCATCGCTTGCGGACGGGGGCAGGCCGCGCACGCGGACGCGGACGAAGTCGGAGTCGGCTCCGTATTCGGCAATCCACTCATCGATGAGCACTTTGTTCGTGAAGCGCACGTCACGCGCATCGACGACGCGCACAAGATACTTGTCGCGGGCGCGGCCGAAACACGCCTCGTAGAAGCTGCCGCTATTGCGCGTCGGATTCCCAAAGAGAAATTGGAACGGCTCGCCGTCGGTGAGGCCGCCCTCTTCGACTTCGTGGATCACATCGGGCACAGCAGAGTCTTCGTCGTTGATGTAGAAGCTGCTGCTGCTGGCCGCGTGCTGACCGGCGAAGGCCTCTGAGTTTTCTTCCTTGCAGGTTTGCGCGGTGCAGAACCAGGATTCTTTGAAGCTCGGGTGATAGAGGCGCTCGCTGTTGATCACGAACCAGTGCCCGGTGAGGCAGCGTTTGGTCCACACCTGGAGCGACGCCCAGGTCTTTGTCTGGAGCTGTGTAGACGTGTTGGCCGTGATGGTGCCCTGCGCGTGTGGGCGCGTGCTCATGATCCAGTTCACGAGCCACGCCTGCAGCGTGCTCTTCCCGATGCCGTGGCCGCTCGACACCGCGCAGCGCACGGGCCGCACCGCGTTGTGCCCGTCGAAGGCATTGCGTCGCACCGCCTCGCCGATGCTCTGGAGCAGCTCGCGCTGCCACACGTCGGGCCCTGGATGGTCTTTGAGTGGCCCTGGTTCGCCCCAGGGATAACAGAGCAGGACGAAGCGCAGCGGGTCGTGATAGCAGGACGCGACCAGATCCGCCAGTTCGAGATCGGCTTTGCTGAGTTTGGCGGGGACCGGCGGCATCTGGTGCGCTCGTGTGGAGCTAGCCCACGTTGACAGCCGCCGTGCTCACGGTTATCCACCGCGTCTCCGACGACCACTGCCGGACTGCGACCGGCGAGCGCAGAAATTTTGTCGCCCGCGACACAAACAGTTCAGCCCTCACTGGGCCTGCCGTCTGCGATCTGCGGTTTGTCGTGTGATTTCCCGACGTCGATGATGCGGTTGCGTGCAGCGGTCAAGCGCGCCGACAATTCAATCTCGCCGCTGACGTGGATCTCCTGCGCCTGTTCCTTCGGCC